CGTCAATACACCACGCTGATAGAATGCAATTAAAGAACCTGCACGTTGTGTCACACCCCAATAATTAATCCTTAAAGCATCTAATGCATTTGATGTAGGCGTATCAGTAACTGTCGGAGTGAAAGTGAAATTAGTTTGATACATATAATTTTGTGTCGCATTGATTGAGTTATAATCAGTTGCAGCCAAAATCGTCATATCTGTCATTTCTTGAAATTCATTGACCAATGTAGATGGAACAAATGTCATTGCGGTTCCAGAATAATCAATCAATGCCGCACTCCATGTTGATTGATTGGCAGGTAATATAGAAACCATAAACTTATAAGTAATGTTCTGTAAATCAGTCCATGAAGCTGCTTCTACAGTTTGTGGCAAATCTAATGCACAGCCATTTGTAAATAAAAATGACCCAAAATTATCAGAAGCATTCGCAGAAGAATCTAAGCACTCCGTAATAGTTTGTGCATCACTACCATCAGATAGAATAGTTCCACTACCATTCCCGATAGGTGTACCCCATCCCAATAGATTCAATATTTCTTGTCCAATTCCTGCAAGTGCAGGGATGACATTTGCATTACCAATAGCACCACCAACAAAATTGAAACTTCCTCTGATTGGTTCATAAACTACTGTTGCAGAAGTCCACATGATTCCAGTTTGTGCATTGATTGCAGCTTGTAATATTGTTGCAACATCAACTAATGTGACAGCTGTTGTAAAATCCATACCAGTCAATACATTTGTTACTCCCCCAAGAGTTAATGACAAAGCGCCAGTTGATATGAAATTAAATGGCATAATTGATTTAAAAGATGTATCACCAAAAATCAATGGAGCTGTTGCGACAGCAGGATAAAATGCATAACTCAATAGCTGAGGAGTTTTAATATTTTTGCTGATAAATCTGAAATAAGGATTTGCAGCGCGCAAATATTCTTCAGATGTTGTCCCAAAATATGTCCCAACATCTGAAACATTTGTGAATTCAATAATAGTACTAGTTGGAATCAATGAATTAGCACTAAATATTCGACCGCATAAACTACGCTGTCCAACATTGGCAGCACCGCCAACCCCTGAAGTAATATTTATATATTTTTGAAATGAAATAGCCATTTTTATACCCTATATATGTTAATAGTTTGTCGTGTAATGATGTCAACTTCTTTTGTAAATATTTGTTTATGCGTTAAAGTAAAATCAAACGACGGAGATGCAGTATTTTGATCCCTATCATTTAAAAAATATGGATTTCTAACATCAGTCAACCTTAATAATCCCACATCATTTTCTTGTAAAAATTCTATAGTATCGGTGCTTTGCATAATATAAGCAGCAGTATTAACCAAATCAGATGCTGTATATCCAATATTATTTGGATCTTGCTTAACTAAAGCCGAAACTTGAAAAGTTGTTTCGTAATATTGAACTTCACTTCTAATCATCAAGTTATTTATAATATCTAACTTGCTTAAGTCACTCTTGAATCCATATCTTTTGTCATACAATTTATAAAATGAAACAAGCGGTGTATCTATTATTCCTTGAGAAGTCGGCTGAAATGATTGTTGCACAGTAATATTGCTATATCCTAAATCTGTAAATCCAGTATTCAAGAGTGGCAAAAATAATCTAATCAGATCGTTATCAAGCATTGTCTATTTTCACACACAAAACTGCTTCCCATTCATCAAATGGATACCATTCTGTTCTAGATTGAACCTGATATTCATCTCCTTCAAATACTAATTTATCACCAGAAGTTCCACGTGAAACGTCTATAATATTTTTCAAAACATAGAAATTAAAATATGATTTCTGAAAATCTAATCCATAACTCTCGTACAAGTTTCTAGGTATTGGCTGAAAGCTTCCTTCTACATTTATCGGCAAATCATATGTTGCAACATATTCACCGACATCGTTCAAAGTTCGTCCATTTTCTTTGTAATACAATAATACTGATCTACCAATTAAGCTCAGCGCATCTGCTAATAAATTTGAGCTTATTATGTTCATTATGGTTTTTGTTCAACAATGTAGGTCAAAGTGTTAAGCATAGTTTTAGTTTCAACTAACGGTTTATACAAAGTGTTCTCATTCGTAATTTTCCCATTCTTTTCTTTTGATCTTCTCGATCTTCTTGTAGATTCAGCCAATGGTGGATTTTGCAATTTGGTGATCGTTTCTTTTATGTCACCAGATGATACTTGACCTATCACTTCCATTACATTATTTGCTGTTGTCTGTCCTTTTAAAACTTTCAATGATTCCAAACTTGCAATCTTCATCCAATTATTTTTTTTCTTATTAATCGTCGATCTAATAAAAGGTCTTGGCGGTATATTCTTTGATTGGTTTCCAAATTCATTTTGTGCAGCAACAGTAGCAACAGGTACAGTTTTTCCATTTTCTGAATATTGAGCAGAACTAAACCAGCCCACACTTGTACTCAATTTATCGAAATCACCAATCAACTTTGAAAATTTTTCTAATCCGCCATGATTGATTTGACGTGTTACTTTCAACAAAAACCTCCCCACGAATTCCTAAAAGTTGGGCTCTGAGGCACACCGCCAACTGTAAAACCTCCAACAGTCACTAAGCTTAGAAATGCCATAAGCTCTTGACCACGAGCTGTTTGACCTAGCCAGTATTGCCACTGATTTGCAAAAGGGGGTGGTTTGATAGCAACAGATATTTTATCAATGGTCGTAGAAATTCTAATACCAGGCGATAATTTAGATAAAATATTGTCACCCATTGCAGTTAAATGCGCTGTCATGAAATATAGCGCATTCTCCCTTTTACAGCCTGCCAACCAGCATTCATCAAATGGAAAAATATAACATGTTGCTAAATCCCAATATCCTTGCAAAGTAAGATCAGGATATAAGATAACGTCACTATATTCTGGAAACATAGTCCTAAATCTAGTGACGTCGAATGTGTACATTACTGCCATTTAATTTACTCTTTTGCGTCCTTCAATTCTTTTTGAAAAGTTTTATTTTTTCTCAAAGAAGGATTTTTCATATCTTCGGCAGTATAAGGTGTTGAATTATCCCTTTTTTCCATAGTTTCAATGGCTTTATTGATAGACTTATCTTTTCTGTCAATAGTGATATAACCATTTTGCATATGAAGCCTAAAAGTTGGGTCTTTCTGCAATGATTCTAAATCTTCATCAGATACTGGAGTAACTGCACCTTTTGGAGTAATTAAAGCGCCATCAACTTTTTGAAGAACATTTGCACCTCCATTTATCCTAATATCTCTTAAAGAAGTCGAATTGCCGCTAGCTTCTTTTTTGTAAACAGGATAAACATTTGTGCTACTTAATGTTGAATATACATAGTTCATAATTAAACTCCGGATGCTCTGTAAACTGCCCATGGACGACCCAAATAGGTACCAGCGGTAGCATTAGAATATGCTTCACGATAACCATTTGTTAATTTCTCAACACCTAACGAAATAAATTTAGTTGGCACATATTGAGAAAATACTCGACCACCATCAGTAGAATTATCACTCACTTTATCAGCATAAAGATATGCTGCATTTGCGCCACCATTAGCACCATCAAGTTCTGGCGCACCAACAACACGCATGTTTTTATAAGTTTGATTGATATATTCTTGTACAGAATTACCAAATGTTGAAACAGTATTTAAATACTGAATAGCAGCAAGCGGTAATGCTAAAGTTAGATCATCTTTGAATGGATCAATATTACCTTTAGACTGTGTAATCAATGCAGATGAGAAAATCTGTATATCATTAACAATCTCAAGATATGTTTTTGTTGACCATTGTGTAAAACCTGAAACACCCAATGGCACCGTTACATATGCAGGTAACGTAGGATCATTTAAGAATCCGTAAGTTTGACCAGCACCATTGTTATAACCAAAAAATCCGATTTGATTACGTAAAATTTCGAGCTGATTTACAGAAGATTCACGTTTTTGTGCGCCTGAATCTACACGAATCTCGCTTGCTCTTTGCTCTTCTAAAGTATTAACTTGAATACCGTCATGGCCTCGGAAAATAGTACGAGTTTCAAAGTTGGTGTTGTATGATGATTGTGGAAAGTTATTGTAATCACCGTAAGGCTGTGGCAATCCTAAATTTTCCATAGTGGCAATAACTACTTGCTCCATATGCCAATTTGCTACTGTTGCAATACCGACCAATTCATCAATCTTACGGACTGCTGTAATTACATAAATGAATCCAGGAACCCAGCTTTGCAAAAACTGCACCGGAGTCCCAATGCTTGGGGTTGTAATAGGGGAGGGAATATCATCCATTGCATATGCCATTCTTTGAGCAAGTTCTTTATTAAAATGAATGCCAACTTTTTCCCACCCATCAAACGCATCTTTTTTAGTTACATCAAAATTTTTAAATTGCGCAATATTTCTACCAGAGATATAGCTATGCTCTTTAGAAACACTGTTAGTCATAATGTTCATAGTTTTTTTATCCTATTGTAATTAAACTGGAATTTCTGGGGTTGTAGTTAATCGAATAACCGCTAAACCAGCACCCGACACTGTGTATCTGTCTACGACCGCATAAGCAGAAGATTTACCAACAGGCAATGCAGTTCCGGGAGCAACTGTTTCCAATGCGCCTGTAATGTTGTCATATAGAACCAAATCACCAATTGCCGCTGCCGCAGGTAATTGAACAATTACACAGCCCATGTTTAACATTTCAACGATTACATTATTTGGTACTGTTAAAGTAGGTGCCAATGGATTACCGATAATACCGACAGATTTAACAGCTTTAGGATTTGCCATAATCCCGGCAAACACAGCTGTTCCCAATGGATTACCAGATTGTGCTACGCCTTCTGATAAAATTGTAAATGCTGTACCGAAAATATTAGTAGTTGGATCAGCAGATAACAAAGAAAATGGTTCGCATCTCACTGTGCCATTATCATACAACTCACCCGGAACACCGAAACCTTGTACAAAATTTACACTAGTTTGAATACCCATGATTATTTACCTCCATTGATATATTTCTGAACCTGACTACCAGATGATTTATGTTTAGAATCCATAGAAATCATTTTCCCCGCATGATCAGGTAATCCACGTGATAGAAACCCAGAAAGAACGGCATGCTCTTGGCCTAATTGACATTTGATCCCTAATTTTTTTACACCATATTGAGCAACTTCATTCAAAGTTTTATCAGCATGATCGAAAGTACCAATATGATGAGAAAGTTCAGAAGCCAATTTGTCTCTCTTTGTTATTTCTCTCATTAAAGTTTTCAAATTAAAAGAATCCATAGCTTGAGCTTTTAATTTCTTTTCAAGAGATTTCAAACGAGAGTCCATACTGTCTTTATCATCTTTATGGTCTTTCATTTTATGATCTTTGTGATCCTTCATTTTATGATCTTTTTCTTCTTTAAGATTGTCTTCTGATTCTTCGTCTTCAACTTCTTCTTCTTCGACGATTTCCTCTTTCTCAACAACTTCTTCTTTGTCTTCCATTTCAGTTGTATCCAATAATTCTCCTTCTTCTTCCCTGACTTCTTTTTTAACAAGTTTAGCGATCATTTTTTCTAGTCTATCCATCTTTTCAGATAGATTTTCCATTGTTAGTTCGTTATCAGAACCTTCTTTTTTTTCGTACATTTTTGTGAACTCCTTACTGTCGATTGTAAAAACAAATTGATCTAGAACCGAAACATCAGGTCCTGATCTACCCTCATTTACTAAAGCTAAATGATTACCTCTAATTTTACGCTGTACATAATCATATCGTTGACCATCATATACACCGCTCTCTTTCTCATACACACAGTTATATCCTATCGACAAATCCTTTTTATCGTATAAATCTATTTTGTCCTTCATACTTTCAGAAAATATTTTGATATTGGCCTTTAAATATCCATCATCAAAATAAACATCTTGTCCCACAACGCCTTCCGTTCCTTTCTTTTCTGCTGGTGTATATCCCTTATTTTCTTGACCCAACATGACATGATCATCAATAAAAGGAATTAATTTAAAAGATTCTATACATTCCTCATTATTTAATTCTTCTTCGGGCCTATAAACCTGAAATATTTCATCTGGTGGTAAATCTTTACTAATCTGCGCGCCCGAATATGGAAATACACCTACTTTCGAAATTGGATTATCCTTAATTTCTATCCATCCGTTTAAGTCAATTTCTCTATTAGTATCACTATCCCTTGCTTTGCTATATGCGATAGCAGCAGCTTGTTTTTCTGGATATCCAGAGTTAATCAATTCACCGATATTTTTTGATATCGTTTTTTCAGATGACCCAGACTTAAGCGGCATTATATTCTTCCTCTTCTCCAAAATCGTAGACCGGTTTCATTGTGCAACCACAATTTATTGCCTGTCCCGGTATTCCTCTTAATCCTGTTTTTTTATCAATTATGGGCGGATCATCAAAACTATATTTGTTTCCATCCATTTCAATATGATCTTCACGTGGTTTCTGTCCACCACCGCTATGCAACCATATAAACTGGTTAATCCCTGCATTCTTCATCCGTTCTGCATTTACATTGTTATAGACCTTTCTTGTTTGATCTAACGCAATGTTTTTTGCTCTTCTTAAACTGATTCCTTTATATTTCTGTAATGCCGGTATTAAATTAGTTGTTCCGCTATTTGTCGTTATTGATCTCATTACCTGACCTTTCACATCTGACAAATATTCATCTTTTATTGATTTAATCAAATTCACATTTTCAACAACTGAAGCCTTAATAATTTCCTTTAAAGTCGGACTAATTTTTTTTACATCTAATGTCAAATCATTTCCGAACTTCTGTAAACTTCTACTAAGAGATATACTGCTAGCCTGAACTTGTCTTTTTACCATTAACTTTGCAATTAGTTTTGACTTAAAGTTAAACAAAAGACTAAACTTATCTGTTATTTTATTAGTCAATATTCTTGCTTGGCTACTAATACTTTCGTCTTGCGCAGAGCTGAAATACTGTTCTGCAAAATCACTATCGAACAATTTAAGAACTGATCTCTCAGTCTCATTGATTACTTTCATCATCAACTTCTTAATATTTCTGACATAATCAGCTTGTTCGCTAACGTTATAACTTAACCTTGTTCCCTGCATTCTTGATTCATTTTTTTTAATTCTTTTTTTACTAGCCATTTAACATAATCTTCCAAAAATCCACCGTTATTTGATTTTATATCTAGTGGTGAAGGCGGTGGTGATGGCCTTGTTCCATCATATCTAGTATCGTGTATGGGTGGTGTATTCTCTTGTTTTTTACTCATTTCCAGAATCTTTTTAATTTCTTTTCGTGAATTTCTCTTTCATTTGGATCAGCCATTTCATTTTCATCATCATCAGGATCACCAAAAAATTCTTGTTCTTCATTCTCTAAATCTTCATCATCGATACTTAATCCGTTATATCCACTATTCTTATCATTGACTAATTTTGTTCTTACATCATTTGGACTCAATACTGCTGCTGCAATATAAGCAACATCTTGTTCAGCTTTATGCTTATTAATTTCAGCTTTCTCTTTTGATGTAAAGCTATCTAAACTATTCCACGATATCGATGTACAAAAATAATCAATTCCATATTTCGGCATGATCTCAGATTTAATCAACAATTCATGATGACGTTCAACCAATGGTGTTAGATCATGCTCTTGTATGCTTTCCAGTTCTTCATGATAATTCGCTTCTTCATATTCACCTGTAGCATTAAACCCTTTTGGAGTAGTTCCCAACAATTTAACCGCTGGAACATTCGCCGCTGCCGCTACAATCTGATACTGAGACATCATGACTGCATCAAAATCAGCCAGACTCGTATCTAACTGCATGACTTCTTCTTCTAACCCTATAAACTTTTCTGCATAGTTATCTCTGAAATACTGACCATGCCTTACCCTTTGTTCAAACTTATGCTGATTCAATACTGCCTGCCCTAAATCTATTTTTGTCACCAGTAATCGTTTCGTCATTGCAAGATGCGGTGCTTCATTAGCAGTACGTTCAGCAGCAGATACTCTCTCGTATATCTTTTGAGGAATTGGAACGCCCCCATAAAAATATGTTGGTTTCAATTCATCCGCTACTTCAGTCGTACGTATAATCACCAAATGACTGCGATGTATTCTCTGACCGTTAACCTGCCACCAAGTCGGCTCATAAAAATATAAGCTTGCAGGATTAGCAGAAGCTTCCATGTCCAAATTTGGCACTATCCAGTACGGATCAATCTGAACAATACCCTTGTAGCTCCCGGGTTCTACACCATCGATATTAAATGGCTTCAAATAATAATCAGGATCATTCGACAGAACCTTAAACATCGCAATTCTGATACCAAATACCCGACTCATCTTTACAAACTCGACACAATTCTTATTAAGCTTGTATTTGATATCTAACTTCTTAATTTCTTCAAGAACTGCCGGATCAACTTCAGTCCCATCGTTAACTGTTAACTCAAACCCTTTTCGTGTCGCATCTTTTGCGGGCATCAAACATGCTTTATCAATAAGCCAATGTTGTGCCAAAATTGCGCACATCTGATGACCGATAAATCCTTGCGATGCGTACCATGCTAAGTTAGCAACTGATACAGTATTTCCAAACTGATTAAACTGGTTACCACACGAATTAAATGCGTTATCCATTGCGGCGCCTTCAGGTAAATCTACTATGTCATCATGTACACTTCGTTGAATTGAAGTCTTCAGAGCTTGCTCAATAATGATAGGCTCGTCAGATTTATTACCTACAGCATTTAAAAACAAATCCTCTAAACTTTTATTTGAAAATGAAGTTTTTTCCTCAGTGACATTTTCTTGTTCAACTTTCTTTTTGAACATGTTAGTAAATTTAAATGTCATAGAAACTTCTTCGTTTTCTTTTCGTATTGAATGCTATCATCACAGCATCAGCAAGATTAGGTGATCTAGCGCTATCAGGTGCTTTGTCAATAATTATCTTTCCAACATTATTTTGTGAATACGTTGGTTGTGATAACTCAGAAATCAATTTCCTTCTTTCATCAAATCCACTAGATATAGAAATAATATCATCAGGATTAAAATCTAATTTCTCAATAACTGCTCTATACGTAACTTCGAATCTTCTTCGTAATTGCCACCATGCTTGTGCTTTAGCATTAGCAAAAAAATCTGCATTTGTTCTAAACTTCTTAACTTTAATTCCGCGCTCATTCATAGAACTAGAGAATGGATCACCTTCTGGATCATCTACAGCACCAGAACCACGGAAAGGATTAAACACAAGCTTATTTTGTCTATCTTCGTTGATCTTATTGGCATCTCCTCTCACCCCTGCACCCAATCCGTCAGAGTCATACTCTACTTCCTGATATTCTCTTTCATCACACTTAGAGAATACTTTTTGTGTAGTTTTGAAAATGTCACTATCTTTTCCCGACCAAGACTCTACATGTTCTAATAAAATTCCATGACGAAATGCGATCGCATTTAAATCCTTTCCTTCATCTGCTATATCTACACCAGCACGTCTCGTTCCCGATGGTTTTATTCCTAAAACCATATGAGCATCAATTGATGCCTGTATCCATTTCGCCGGAATCAATATCCCATCTTTTGATGACGTATAATCTAAGTCCAATTCTTGTGCTATAATCACCGGGTCATTGATGACATCACACATCTTGTTATACCAATTAATATCTTTTCGAGGGTCTTCCTGCCATTTAAAACTAAATACGTCAATCTTGTTTTCATGTCTCTTATAAGCAAACGGATTATCCATACCAAATGGAGTGGATATGTCGTGTCTGCTATCAGTGTTCTGAGACAATGATGCTTCTACTAACTCAGGTCTCGCTATAAACGCTGCTTCATCTACAATATAAAAACTAGTCGTACCACCTCGTCCAATATTATCTCCAGCCTCGCCCGTCAAAATTGATCCCATTTCTGGAATCATAATTCGCATGTGTGGTGCATGTTTTTTTATATCGAATCCACCCCTAAATTCAGGCGGCAGGAAAGATAAAAAACTCCGAGCTTTATAAAACAAACACTTAGGATCACCAATCCTGTCAACATATTCTTCTTTCCTCGACCCAAATCCTGCTGTTATCCCTTCCCAAAATAAACATATCGATACCGCTGTTGATATGGTCAAACATGACATACCGACTTGTCGAGACTTCTCAGTTAATCCAGGTCTCTTACTCTTCCAGCATTCTATAAACCAATTTACCCATTCTTCTTGCCGGTCAAATAAAATAAATGGACATAATGCTGGCAATCCACTTGACACATTTTTAGGATCATATGTCATACCCCAATCAGTAATAAATTGAGCAATGTTATGTTTATAGTACTCTTTCAAATCTACTAAACATGATGGGTCGCTTCTTATTTTTTGTAATTTATCGACCCTATATTCGAATACTTTTACATAATCTGGATTTCTAAAATCAAACTTAAATGGTAACGGCATTATTTCTTTTTATTGTCTGTAACTTTTATTTTCGTAGCGCTTTTCTTTAATGTATCTTGGTTCTTAATATTGTTTACTCTATTTTTCAAAGTTTCTATCATCTTCATAATGTTTGAATGTAAATTTTTCATAATTAAATATCCGAAAATTGTAAGTTCATTATGCTATCCTTTCTATCATTCCGGTTATGAAAATCAATCCCGCCGTATAATCAGTTGTACCTCCAGAATACATTGCTCTTATACTTGCCCCAGATGAAGTTGGTTGAGATATACTAGCCGAAGCCGGGAACGGCAATGCCGTCGACCCCCAGGTTTGGTTAGTCAAGGTAAGTAAATTTGCAGAGGGTATTACGCTATACGAAGTTGTTCCATCTGTAATAGATAAATTCCGATTACCGCCTATAAAAGCTATTCCTGCGCCATTTATTTTAAGGTCTCTGATTCTATATTGATTTGATCCAGAAGATGCATATAAGACTTTTCCACCCCCTGCTAAATCTAAATAATTAACTGTAATGTCAAATGAAATTAGATTACTGCACGCGTCTACATTTTGTAATAAATTTATAGCGATAGCGCCATCTAAATTAACATCTGGCAAATAACATGTTCTCGCACCAGCTGAAGTATTCGGACTAATAGTAAAAGAATTAGACGCGCCGTTTGCTACGGTTAATGATTTATATGGATTTACTGTTGTTCCCAAAGAAACTACGCCCACTGAATTTGCTCTCATTTGAGTAGCAGAATTATTTCCAATAACTATTTCATTTGATGATGCTGTAGAAACATTATTACCAATGATAATGCTATTGGTATTTCCGGTACCTATTGTTTGTCCAGCGGTATTTCCCACAAAAATATTATTGCTACCAGTTGTTAAAGTAATCCCCGTATTATTTCCAACCGCAATATTATTTGACCCTGAGATTAAACCTGCAAGAGACCCATTTCCAACCGCAACATTAGATGTACCAGAATACGTATTTTTTAATGCACTATTTCCCACACCTACACTACTATCTGCAGTAGCTCCAGATGACCCTCCATATCCTGCGCTAGGACCTATAAATGTATTGCTATTACCCGTTTGAAAAGTTCCCGCATATGCACCGATAGAAATTGTTTGTTGTGTAGTAGCAGATGATGCAGCATTGTTAGCTAACAACCCTATTGACACCATGTAATTAGCTGTTGAACTTTGACCCATAGAACTTTGGCCAATCGATATATTGAAATTTGCAGGGTCATCTATAACAAACGGGCCATTTAATGTTTGTATTCCAGCAGTATTTATTAAAGAAAAGTTTGCATTGGTTCTTACGTCCGGCAATGTGTAAACAATAGATGATACTGGTGTATTAACATTAAGAATTGTTGTATTAGTAGAACCAAAAGTTATTTGATCTGAAGAATTTTTGAGAGTAATGGCTGTAAAAGTATCTAGTGATGCTAAAGCATTATCAATGCCCGCTAAGTTATTTGTGATACACGTTTGTGGGTATGCCGTTGAAATAGGTAAAGAATAATTAACCGGCGTGAAATTATTATTTGCAAAAATTCCATCTGAAAGAGTTGAAGAAATTATTGAATCAAAACTAGCACCGTTCAAAAATGTAATGTTTGAAGTATAACTAATAGCATCAGTCAACCATAAAACATTTCCATCCATTGTTAAATTGTCTAAATTACAATTTTGAGCAAATAGAACAGCTCCTTGTCCCCCGACATCCCCTTGTATCGAGACCACACCACTAGCGCCAGGCGTAGAATTATTTGCACATATCAACAAACTTTGGCTTGCAGAAGAAATTGAGTTCGACATTGATAAATTAGAAGTACTCGCAAGGTCAAAAACTCCGACCAAATTTGCTACTGAAAATATAGGAGGATTGAATATCGAAATGTCTAGAAGATTGATAAAAATTTCTGGGCTCTGTGAACCAGTTCCTCGTACGTTAACATATGATGACGGATCATGGGGTGCATTATAAAACAGCATCACTGCATTTTGAGAAACACTGAAAATATAATTTGCACCAACATCGGAAGGTAGAAAAACGTTTGTTGCATAAAATATAGGATTTGGTGTTGTATCCCATGATGAGTCTAAAACAAAATTGCCAGTCGCTCTTAGACTTCCAGTGCTTGGACTATCAGACTGTATGAATACAAACGGATACCATGTTACATCACCAGAAACAGTTGTAGAATCCATCAAAAATATTGTTGCAGGAGTAGAAGCCGTCGCAACTAATACCGCGGCCGCGGCGGCGGCAGGATATGACGCAAATGGATATACCGGAGAACCTGTACCATTTTCATCACTACCTTTATTTCCAGAAACGTAAAATCGATATGGTTCTTGAACATCGCTCTGACTGACTAATCTTTCCCATCCAGAATTCCCAGTCGTATTACATTTCCAAAGATCAAAAGTTGACGTATCAAAATAGTAACTTACGCCACCAATACCAGTAACAATTCCATTTGGACTTCCAGAGCCACTAATTGTAATAGGTTGTCCACCAATATTTGATAACGAAGTAACGGTATTTGCAACATCGCTTAAATTGTTTGCTGCGAGCAATGCCCCGCCTTCAGATGCTGTCAATGTCCAAATTGCTATTGAAGAATCACCAGCTGTTGTACACACATATAAACTTGTGGTTGTCGAATCAACAACTTGATCACCAACTAATCCAGCAACATTTCCATTGGGATCACCATCGAATTCAGAAGTTCGAGGTACTTGCAAATTTAAACGTGAAGTCTGTATATCATCAACATCAGAAAGATTATTAGCAGATAGCATATCGCCACCACCAGCTCCTCGTTCGATGCCAAATATTTTTAGATTCTTGTAAAAATCAGCCAGATTGCTCACTGTTTAATCCAATTTGATATTGTCACTACGTTAGCACCCGAATAAGTTAGAGTTTGAATGTAAGTATTTTCGCGATAAACAATAGTCAAAGTAGTTAGATTTGAACCCGTATAACCTAAAGTTACGGGCAAACTATCTAAATCCAATTGTGTATTATCAGTTGCTGTTGCGAATGTACTCATTTCTCACCTTGCATAATCTGTATATATCGTTTCGAAGCCTGTAATGGATCTTTAGTACCTATAGATTCAATTTCTTTCAAGTCATGCTCAATATTCAAATCATCAATCATATTCTCGCCAATTCCGCAAATTGTCTTAGCTGCGAAAATGGTAGCAGAGGTGTTATTTCCACTGGTAGCCATATGATAAAGGGTATTTAATATTGCCGTCTTTGAATGCGCCCTACCTTCTCTAATTATATCTCCATATTTAGAAGTCAAGGTTTTTTTGCAAATGGGCTGTATATCCTTGAGCAACAATACTATGTCATTGACTCTCAGGCCTATTTTTGCAAAATTCTTTACTAATTTAAGTGTTTCTTCGGTCAATATAATTTCTGGTCTACCCATTGGCTTTTTAGTGTCATCAGCCATAATTTAAACTTTATCCATTATTTTTATATTTTATACCGTATTTATTTAGTCTTTTGTATAATACATCCATATAACACGATTATATATATCGTGTCAAACAATTTAATTAAATTTAATTGTAAAAATAATTGAAATAAAATGTTGCATTAAATATATTACGGTAGTAATATGTACTCACTGCTTCACAACAACAAAACAAAGGAGAACTAAAATGCAAACATTAAACCAAAGGTTAAAAGAGGCTGTTTACGAGGGAAAATACAATACTGTTAGAGGATTAATAAAAGATGGCGCCAATTCAAGTGATGAAATGGTTGAACTTGCTGTTAGAAATGGACACACAAAGATAGCAAACTTTTTATCAAAACAAATATCTAACTAAAACAAAGGAGAATTTGAATGGAAAACACTAAAACAGTTGCAGTCTTATTGGGTGAAGAAATATGTCAAATGATACTTGAAGGTATTTCTAATATATACGATTGTAATGATGATGATTCTCCGATGAGAAAGGAATTTTATAAATTATTAGATTTTTCAGAAAAAAATAATAATTTACATAATGTTCCAATATTTATGAATGGTTACATCAAAATATTTAAAAGAAATTTATTTCAGTTAATAGACAGATATCTAGTAGAAGGTCTTGATGTTTTGTTCAAAAAGACATTATCTGATCTTTATCAAGAAACACTAGAAATGATGCCATTCTATTTAGAATATAACCATCTTTTAGAAGTTTAAATAAAACAAAAGAAACCCACAATGAAAAACTTAATTACAGAAAAAAATAAAGAACTAACGAAACAAAATTATCCGGACTTCGTTGTATTAGACGACTCAATAGAACAATCAGCAACGTGTGAAATAGATTGTGTGTGTCATATGTGCTGTGAACTTCCTGATGATTGGAACTAATAGAAAAGGAGACTTTCAATGAAAAACTCATACTTAATCTGCGCTGGCATTAAAGATAACATGCACTCAATCTTCAACAGCTCTGAAGACGCTGATAACTTTGTAAGAACTAGCGATATCAGAGTGTACAAGAAGTTCGGTTCATGGACATGTTCACGCAGATATATACAAGATCAAACTGAAAGTGGATTTGACTTTCTGAGAATTTTAACTACTACAATCACGGAGAAATAAAAATGTCAATATTATCATATGCTTTAAGAGAAATTCAAAAAGATACTTTTAGTACCAAAAATGGAAAAGAAGTAGCTGAACTTTATAGAAGTAATATTTTAGATGATACCAGTTCCCTTTTTGTTATTGCTTATCTTTTAGATAGATTAGAGAAATTAGAAAACAAAAAAGGATAAATATCATGAAAAAATTTGTAGACATTATTAAATTATTAGATGAGAAATACAATGAAACTATCGAAATTAGAAAAACAGAAACAGAAGATGATATAGAAACGTTATATCTAAAAAATGGTAATGTTTTAGTTTTTAAAAAACCGACTTTATATTTTGGTTATCATGATGAATTAAAATACGATTTATCAATTTACTACCCAGATTACAAAACAATGTCAGATTATTTTAATAGATTCGACCCACTTTCAGATTATTTATTTCTTGATTATACTATTAAACCATTTAGTTGGGACTATATTAGCAGTCGAGAATTTATACCGTGGAAATTATATACTAAAGTACCGCATAACATTTTTAAAGAATACATAAACGTTATTGGTGTCTGTTATCCACAAAATTGGGAGAAATAAAATGAGAGAATCACAGAAAACTAGAAACCAAAAAGTCAATGATCTCATAGCTGTTTTATTGGAAGGCCCATCATTTTCTAATGTTAAAGACATGTTCACAGAGTCTTGCTTCAGAAAAGATGATGGAAATTATGTATCTAAGGAATTACTTAGAGTTCATAAAAAATGGGTAAAAGAATTTATAATTGAACAACTTAAAAAATTGGTTAATTCAAAATGACAATACTAATACCAGAATTATATTGTGTTTATAAAACTCGTGGGGGACGCAAATGCGTATGTTCATACAAATTTCGGAGAGGGTCATTTGAAATGAAAATAGGTAGAAAAATTAACATATCGGCGCGGTAAAACTTATAACTGGGATGATTATTAAAATGAACATAGATGAAATTAAATACATTGTTAATGCTAGTGATATCCCTGACAGCTCAAAAAGGAGATTTATTATTGCTATTATAGCTGCGGATAAAGAAGCAATCCCCGATATTCTTGAATTTCTAAAATTCGAAAGACAATCTAATCATGAGCTGATAATTGATTTAAATCTAGAAGTATCTCGTGCCGACAGTTTTATAGATTCATTGCCTAAAATTAAAGTTAGAAAAGGAAATGATTTCACTAGAGAATTTGTACAAGGCTGTATATCTGACCTTTATAAAAAATACAAAGGAAGAATAGGACATTGTTTCAATAAAAAATTTGGTAACTTAAAAAAATGAGAAAAAACTTTATTTAATATTCTTTAGCAGAAAAAAGAGACGCAATAACAGATTAAAAGATTAAAGGCGGTTTGGCATGGAGGTGATTATTGAAAACAAGGAAAGAACGAATTGACGAAATGATTTTGCTACTTAAAAAGTATAATCAACGTGTAAATTACAGAACTCGTAATTCTGAAACAAAATTAAGAAAACGATTAAGCCAAAAATTTTCTACAATGAAATCTGGCTTTAGGGGTTCATGTAATTTATGCAAGAGAAAAATTTATAATGATTCGTCAAAGATACTTGAAAACAGAAAATATTATTCAAAAAACAGGAACATTTTAAGAAAAATAATTATACAAAGAGATAGTGAAACTTGTTTTAAATGTAAAACTACAGAAAATCTATCAATAGATCACATAAGACCTCTTTCAAAACTTGGAACAAATGATCTTTCAAATCTTCAGATATTATGTAGAAAATGCAATGTTATTAAGGGGGACTACTACGAAGACCGCCGCAAATAAGATAAAAATCTTAAAGTCGATTTGGCATTGGGGAAATATAAAATGAAAAAATATGTAGCTGAAGTTCCTGATATTTCGTTATTAGGTGTTCGAATGGTCACTGTAATATCTGATTCTTTATACAAAATTGACTCACACATAAGGCTTATTGGAAAATTCAACCAAATCGATACTGACTTAAATGGTGAGCTGGTCTTAACAAATCGTTATCATAATCCCACAATATACATTTATGACACAGAAAATGAAGATGAATATAAAAAATTGAAAGAAATTGAGAAATATTCGGTATTTTTAAATTAGAAGTTAACCTTAGCGTTAACGGTTCTATCCTTAAATACTCAATCAGTGTTGGGCAGTGAAGACAGATCAAAGTCGTAAGTCAAATTCACCCCCCCATCCCCCTTCGGGGGAGTGTCGAGTACAAATCACTCGACGATATATATGTCAGCAGGGTTATTTTTTTTGCGATATTAAAGATGAATGTGTAAGAGTGAACTGCTCATCTAGTGCGTAGGTGCATTATAATAAAATCAAAAACACGTGTCAAGCACTTTGTTAAGTCATTGATTATAAAGGAAATTTAATTTAAAAATAAATACAAAATAAAGGTGAATATGTGAAAAATATGAATAAACAAATATTAAAATATCTTGAAGATATTGAAATTCCTAACATACCCCCACATGAATATCTTGAAAGATGGCTTCCTGACTTCATAAAAAGAGTAGAACTCATTAAGAAATTAGAAGAAGAGTTTAAAAATGAAAAAAAAGAATGAATTAAAATTTTGTTATAGTTGCAAGAAAAAAGTGACACTTAAAAATTCAAGGGTGTGGTTCAAAATGGGGTTTATTGGGGGTGATCTGCCTGAAATAGATGTAGAGGTATATATATGCTACCAGTGCGATGAATCTAAAAATAAGGAGAATAGAAATGATTAAACTAATTAAATCAATTTTTAAGAATAAGGAATCTTTGAAAATAATCTACAAGTGCATGCGGTGTAATACTTTAACTTTCTCAAATAAACTATATACATTTTACCATTGTAATGAAAAAAAACAGGGTCAGCTTTGCAGATACTGCTACGAACAGATTAAAAAACATTAGCAGTCTATGAGCGCCAATTCCGTTTAAACATTGTAATTTATATTTGTAAATCGAGGATAAAAAAATGACAAATCAAGAACTGAAAGCAATAAAAGAAATAGAGCTAATACTCTACAACATGCTAGATCAGAACCGAGCTGAAGGCGTCATAAGTGAATCTAAAGCGCATCAGAGCGGTATAGAAGCATGGGTAATGATTAAAGATATAATAACAGAAGCAGAAGGTAATAACCCCCAATCATGGGTTTTATAGAATAGAGATAGATATCACAGGGAACAGAGACAAGCGAGGGAATTAGATGTCTATTTAATGAATATATCAACTAATTGAAATAAAATCTTGCATTGATTATATTACTATAGTAATATGTTGTTACTAGCTTATAACACAAAAGGAGAAATCATATGGATGGGCTAACAAAAGAAAAAATTTATGAAGAAATAGAATTATTATCTTATGAAATTAATCAACTTTTTGCAGATATTCTAACAATAACGGAAAAAATGAATTCTAAAAAAAGACAGAAAGAATGTTTTTTATCTTTTCTTGGAATCGAATAAAGGAGAATTAGATCATGGAAATAAAAAAACCATTATATGAATTAGAAAATTTTTATTTTGAGAGAGACTCTTTGCACTACTCTATATTATTTGATTTTTGCTTTAATGGGATGCGAAAACACGTTTCAATACATATACGCAATCCAGTTGATGAATTTGAGTGGAAAGATGAGCTCTTAAAAGAAATCCAAGAAATGATATTAGATGCATATGACTGCGCTCTCTCTGATTTTATCGATTTTGTAGAAGAGAACTATGAGAGTTATTTCATAGACAGAGAGATATATAATATCATATTAAAAAATGTCTTCTACATAGAGCAACTGTTCTGTGCAGACAGAAATGTTCTTAGTTATAACGATTTAGGGATAGATTTCATGGAGTCATTATAAAATGAAAAATCAAGAAATAATGCTTGAAGTATTTGAAGTATGTAATTTTCAAAATACATATAAGGTTTTTATGTCTAGAGATTTTACAATGCAGGCAATTTATGGAACCGGATATGAATTAAAAATACTTCCTTCTGATATTATTACGATAAAAAACACTTCTTTAAAAAAATTACAATATTTTGTTAAAGCTGAATTATGCACTTTAACAAAATTTAAAAAAATAATGAAAGACTGTAGTTTATACGATGGTGGAAAACAGGTTAATGTTCCTTATCTTATGGAAATTGGCATGGTTGGAGTTGTGGTAACTGATGAAGACAATATACCTTTATATTTCTGTGTTCATCGCGATTTAGTTAGAGAATATAAAAAAATCAGAAATAAAAGACAGTTCTTAAAATTTGCAGCATAACTAATTTAATCACAACAATACGGAGGTTGTTCATGAAAAAGTTAATCACGAAGTTGGCAGTGAATTATAAGTATTCTAGAAAAATAAGCAGATTAAGAGAGGCATTTCATAATATTTATATGAAAAATCATTTCGATACTAGTAGAAGCAAACAATATAAATTTGGATATGAAGTGACTATCAGATATTTCGAACAAATGATTGATAGATATGACGTTTCATTTTTTAATAAAATAATAAATTATAGTAATATGCTCAAAGCATTTGATCGGCACAAATATAACGATATATTGAAACATTCGAAATGCTATGACAATAAAGAAGCATTCAGAGGTTCTATAGATGCATGCGCAGATGCTAGGAATGCAATTGATTTAGTGCCTTTTTATTTAGAAATTGACATGTTATCGATTAACAAAATATGAAAATAAAAAACATGGGGATTTAATGAATTATATAACAGCAGCGCAGGCGGCGAAAATGTTAAATTTATCTAAACAACACTTTTTAAAAAAATGCCATCTCGGAGATTTCACACTCTATAAATGTAATTGTAGTCGATCATATATCTTAGATGAAGAAGAAATTAAGAGTATTTTTTATGAAAAACATAATAGAAGTGGATATGATAAGTTTAATCAAAACAAAAAACAGGAAAGTTAATGTTTAACAAAATACTTTTTAGTTCTCAATCAAATGAATGGAAAACACCAACAGACCTATTCAAAAAATTAAATGATGAGTTTCTATTTACTGTAGATGTATGCGCTACAAAAGAAAATAAGTTATGTGAAAATTATTTCACAAAAGAAATAGATGGATTAAAACAAAATTGGGAGGGAGTTTGTTGGTGTAATCCACCATATAATCGAGAAATAGGAAAATGGTTAAAAAAAGCACATGAATCACGAAATAATGCGGCTACTATTTGTCTCATACCAAGCCGTACAGATACAAAATATTGGCATGAATTTGTAATGGATTCAGATGAAATAAGATTTATAAAAGGAAGACTCAAATTTAATGAATCTAAAAATAGTGCTCCGTTTCCAAGCTGCATTGTTATTTTTAAAAAACAGGAGAATTGAAATGTCTTATAAAGAACAATTAAATAAAATGACTGATTCTGAGTTATTAGATGTTTATCAAAACACATACTATCCAGAATCTATTTTCGAAGAAATGATCATTCGATTATTCAAAGAAAAAATAAAAATGAATAAACGGGAACCATCCGGAGAAGTATTTGTTGATGCAGTTAAATAAAAAAACCCGTATTTCTACAACTAGGAAAAATACGGGTTTCAGACTGCCTGCCCTTTTTTGATCATGAATACATAGAAAATATATCAAATATTATCGATATATTCAAGTTTTTTATTAGGTTTAAGTCATAGATAAAATCGGCTACGCAGATTATATCTACACAAGGAGTATATCATCTATTTCATCGAAAACGTATAATTTTCGTCTATATTATTGCTATAGCAGTAATTTATACAAAATTACAACAATTATTAATTTAAATATCAAAAATATTGTAATTTTTACTGTCTTAACAGTGAATTACTATAAATAACAATTATAATGTCGAAAAAACACGAAAAAATGTACATATAATCAAACTATGTCGATTTGGTGTACATATCTCATTTACAGCATTTCACAGACAAGTATTCATTTATCTTCTTAATAGCCTCTTCCGCACCATAGGCTACACAAGTGCTATAACCCACCCTTTCACACGTAGATAGCCATTCTGCCTGTTCTACGCTCAATTTAGATAGTGATTTATTAGACCGCTTAAGCTCAATCCATAAACCACTCTTGCCACCCCGTGGATATGCTAGGAAATAGTCACTTACTCCCTTTTTTTTACCTTGCGCTTTCATGCTCTTTCCATTTTGCCATGATGTCTTTGATTCATTAGCGATATGTATTAAGTGGTTCTTGCAAATTGGATGATAATCAGCCCAACTTTTTAATAGTTTTCCTTCTTGTGATTCAAGCGCACAACGTAATTTTGTAGATTTAGGGTTTATAAAATTTTGCATTTAGGTCAAATTGTTAAATAATGAATGAGAGTATTGTTAATTCTTTTTAAAAAAAGTGGTCTGTAATTTATTGAATAACATTAATTATTATAATGAATTGTTAATTGTTGTTAGTTTTCATATCCATTAAGCATTCGATAAACAATTTTTTTAGAGGTTATCTCAATTGCTAAAATATTATAGGCTTGGTCGCAACTTAATAATCCTAACCTGTAGCTTCTTTTTACAATCAAGTGAATTAAATCTCTTAAATCACAAAAAATCTCTGGATATGATTCATCTATATGTTTTATAATTTTCCTTATGTTTTCTTCAATATCTTTATTTTGATTTACAATATCAATAGTCAAAGTTTTCATAATCTATTTCCGAACGCCTTATTTAAAATTGGTGAATCACAATAGGTTCGACCCTATATCTCTCTCTAGAAGATTGTTTTTGTCCTCGACCTAGTTAAGCATCACATATAATCGACGTCAATTATATGGATAGGCGCAGAATCTTCACACTTTAAACTATGTTATTCATGTTTGGCTGGCATACGTGGACTCGAACCACGGACATGGTGATTAACAGTCACCTGCTCTACCAACTGAGCTATATGCCAATTTAATTATTGTTGTGTATATCTGGAACACACCCTAATTTTTCATAAGCTGATTGAAATAATTTCTCTACTTCTTGTACAGTTATATTATGCTCAATCAGTGGCTTAAAGTGTACTGTATAAAATTCATCTGCTTTAAAAGTAATTGGGATATAAAAATAAGTTTCTGAAGAAACGCAATCTTGAATATTCGATACTGAATAATACTTTGAAAAATACCATATTTTGAAATGTATAAAATAAAGTTTTATATCATTACTAAAAAAAGTTTTACCATATAAAACATTATCACATGTTTTATTTTCAATGCCATGGCAAGTAAACTCTTTATAACCTTTATCTAATAAATCTTGCTTATTTATCATATCTACCTATCTTTTTAAATTTGTGATAAAATTACGGGATTCTGTAATCTCAACTTCCTTAAAAACTGAGGCTAAAGATGATCCTAAACCATACTCTCTATAATCTTTGTAATAATTCTCATATATTTTCACTTCTGCCCGATGTTCATCATCTAGTGACTCAAGCATCCGGTGTTTTATATTCATATCTCCTTTTAAATATTTATGTATAAAAATCTCTGAATCTACATAAGACATGATTTTATTTTTACAAAATTGGAAAACTCCCTTATAACCGTTCCAGTACATTCCGTTTTGTTCTTTGTGCATAAAAATATGAAAAGTACATATTGAAACAAAGTTTTTATATTTATTGCTATACTGTGCAACGGGCTCATATTTTTTACAAATCTCTTCTTCAAATTCTAATAGATGTAATCCTTTTTTTTTCTTAAATTCAATTTCATAGCATACTTTGGGATTTTTTAATGCTTGTTGTTTTTCAATATTATTTACAAACTGCAAACATTTGAAGCTTAATTGCTTCGGCGTTGGCATTGAATCTTCTTTTTTGACCCATTCTTCGCAAACTTTAACAAAAACATCGAGGTCACATTGCGGCATTAAATCTATTAAAGCTTTTATTTTATCAGCAACCCATTCATCACTTACAGAATATGACGTTATTTTATTTAACATCATTTTATATTGATTTATCACCACTATCAAACTTTCTTCATCTCCTAACTGCATAAATCCTCCTTTATTTAAGCATTTATATAAACTTTTTATTTTTTAATCATTTCCAATATTCTGTCGCTAGAAGTTTTTACTTTTTGCTGTGGCTTCTCTATAAAAGCTATGTATTCATAGAATCTACATCTTCTAAATAATGTAGAAGGTTTTAAATTATTGCTCATCAACTCATTATGTAGCCATTCACTGCATTTCAAATCAATTACCTTTTTACAAATATCTACTGTGATTCCCTTGTCTTTTAAAATAGAAACTATTGGTTTAAAATTAGAATTAACAAACTTAAAATTTGTTCCGGTTTTGTCTATTAAATATTGCAACACTTCTTCATGATCTGAAATTTTTGGTTCTTTTATTTTCACATCCTCTTCCATGTATTTACATTCTTCGGGAGAGGGTAATTCGCTCTCTATCTCTATATCATTCTCTGCTTGATACTTTTCCCAATCTGATATGTGACCATATATTTCTGACCCATCAGTGTATTTCTGAATAATCTTGTAAAAGAACAATTCTTCCAGAACGTCAAACATATCAACAGAATCATACGGCAATACATCTAATTTAATCCGACTTGGTTTCCAAACAAATCGGCCTTTTTTATCTGCATAAAGCAATAATCCCATGAATGCTACACGCAGGGGCAATTTGCAATAAATCTCTGCTTCAAAAAGCACCTCATCTCTTAAAACCTCTATATTTATAGTTCTCATATCAATTATTTCCACTCCCTGGTGTATTAAAATAAGAAGAAATGCATTATCTAATAACAAGTAATTTATGTCAATCTTTCGCTATAAGTAAAGATAAGTAATAAAAAGATTGCACTTATTTTTTTTTATGTTATTATGCGCATGAGGTTTCTGTTAAGCGAATATTAGCTGTCTGTTGTGCCAGTACTAATATGTAGCTCTCAGAAATCTCACCCGATATGAGTGGCTGAGTGGTTTAAGGCGCCGGTCATGGAATTAGATGTGATCGGTAGGAGTTGATAGACAACTCCTCGTGGGTTCGAATCCCATCTCATATCACTTATAATTGGACAATAAAACAGAAAATGAAATATAAAACTATAAATTTTTCAGAATTCACGCATTCTGTTCATAAAACAAATCTACCAGAGACTAAGATATCCGGCGAATTTTTATCAGAATTGTTAGATTGTTATATACAAAGATGTGAGCACTGGGATTTTAGGGGTGAAAAATCGGACGATATTGTAAGAGATTTTTATAATAAACTTGATTGTCGTTTAACAGTAACATATGAAGATTTAATGGAAGATCATAAAAACAGACATTATTATAGGTATAAAAATGAACAATAAAAACTACTCAGATCAATTCATAAAGCTATCAGACATATTGAATATGCTTTCTATTAGCAGAAAGACATGGTTTGAATGGATAAAGGACGGTCATGCGCCAGAACCTGTCAAATTTGGCCCTAAAACTTTCAGATGGCATGAGAAGGATATTAAAGAATATATAAACAAGAATCATCATTTAGATGATAACAAGGAGTATTGAGAATGACAGAGTTTAAAATTAAATCAGAAAATTTAATAAATTTATTTATTGTGTTCGATGAACTTTATCAATATTCAGAATATGAAGATGTTTCTTTATCAGCACAATCATTTTTAAAAGAATCTAAAATTGATATAACTTTAGACGAACTTTTAAAATTGCATAAAAACAAATTGGAGAAAGATATACTTGATATGGAGAATTTTTAATAGATTTTTCTATGGTAGCAGTAAAAATAAAATAAAAAAGGAGAACTAAAATGAGTAATGACACAATCTTAATAATCGGAGAAAGTGGCAGCGGGAAGTCGACTTCTATCAAAAATCTTGATCCGCGTGAAACATTCATTGTAAATGTGATGGGTAAGTCTTTGCCATTTAAAGGTTACAAGAACATGTACACATCTTTAAATAAAGACACAAACCCTAATGGCAACTACTTCGCGACGACAGACTATAGAGTTATTTCACGGTTAATTGATGTTGTGAATAAAAAAGAATCCATAAAGACTTTGATAATAGACGATTTTCAATATCTCATGTGCTCCGAGTTTATGGATAACGCTATGAATAAAGGGTTTGATAAGTTTTCAATGATGGCAAAAAACGTATGGGATTTAGTTAAAAAACTCGGCGAATGTCGGGACGATTTAACATGTATTGTTATTTCACATTCTAACGAAGATAACGGTAAATCAAGATTCAAAACAATCGGTAAAATGTTAGATGAGAAGGTGGTTGTAGAGGGTTTGTTCACAATCGTATTCCACACCCACGTTTCGGATGGAAGATACCTTTTTGTTACTCAAAACGACGGATTCCATACAGCTAAAAGTCCGCAAGGTATGTTCGAATATTCTCATATCAACAATGATCTTAAAGAAGTTCTTGAAAAAGTAAAAGAGTATTACCAATAATTTAAAAAAAATTTAAAGTTATGATTTAATATAAAAAAAGAAGGAATATTATAAATGAAGATACCTAATCAAGAAGATTCTCTATATATTCAAATCGGTGGCGATCATTATAAAACAATGAAAATACAACCCGTTGAATATATTCATTTAAATGGAATATCTTTTATAGAGGGTTGCGTAATTAAGTAGGTGAGTCGATGGAAAGAAAAGGGTGGTATAGAGGATATAAAAAAAGCAAGACATTTTTTAGATATTTTGATCGATATAGAAGAAAATTTACTGAAACAGGAGAAGAGTGATGATAAATATTGAAATCATTAACATGATAGAAATTTTAGACTACGCATTACATCCATTAAAACACAATTTAACAACAGGAGAATAGATATGTCACATCAAATGCTTAATCGTAGATGTTTAATTAGGACTTACTCCGCAGGGGTTCATATCGGAGATGTTGTATTTGTAGATGGTATGGAAGTTCACCTTAAAAATGCACTTCGATTATGGAAATGGTCTGATGGTGGTTTATCTTTATCAGCAATAGCTAATAATGGAATTAAAAATGGACGTTTAAATTTTACAGGTGAAGTATATTTGACAAACGCAATAGAAATAATTCCAACAACTGAAAAAGCAGAGGATACTTATGTCAAATTTATTGAAGACAAAAAGTGATTGTACTAAAAGCAGACATCATGGTCATTATGGGGATGGGTCTGGGCATGGGTCTGGGCATGGGGATGGGCATGGGGATGGGCATGGGGATGGGTCTGGGGATGGGGATGGGTCTGGGGATGGGCATGGGCATGGGTCTGGTGATGGGCATGGGCATGCGTCTGGTGATGGGCATGGGGATGGGCATGGGTAATATTAAAAAAATAAAAATTTAATAATTTCATAAACTAATAGGAGAATAGATATGCCAATCAATTGGTCTTTCAATACACAAGAAGAAGCAAATGCAGCACTTCCCCAGAACAATCTAGAAGAAGGCAGATACTGGGGCACTGTTACAAAAGCAGAAATTATCATTGGTGGTCGTCCTAAGACGGATGGAACTTACACTAAAGATTTTCTCAAACTGAATATAAAAGTCGAATTAAATCCCGGTGTTGCTTTTGCAGATGCTTCTTTGTTTGATTCTGAGCATTTCTTTCACATGAGAAAACATTTCTGGGAATCTGCTAATGAAGAGCATCAGATTAGAAATACAGACGAAAGAGTATATATAGGAAGAAGAGTACAATTCGATGCGAAAGTAGAATCTTACACGGCGAATAATGGGCAAGAAAAGAAAAAACTTGTAATTGTTGATTTTATTGGGAATTCTAAAAAACAAGAAGCGTCAATTGAGACAGGTGAACCTAAAATTGATGCAGCCCCATTTATTGAGGATGAAATACCATTCTAATCAACCAGGGGTGATATCCAAGCGGTCAACGAAAGCTGACTGTAAATCAGCGGTCTTAACGGCTTCGTAGGTTCGAATCCTTCTCGCCCCACCAATAGATAATAAGGAATAAATATATGAACTCTTGTAATTATTATAATAGCTCTAATATAGCAAAATGCTGCGCGCTTATTCATAATGGAGACCATGAATTTAAAGCAAAATTTTGTAAATTTTGTGGTAAAAAATTGGTTTATATGTCTGAATCAGACTATCGGGAAAAAGAAAAAAATAAAAGATATTAAGCCAGACACCAGAATACAAGTATTTTACAAAAAATTATTATCTACTGAATCCTGTAAATTCGATTCTGAGGATTACAGAGATATACTAATTCTGCCCATACTGCGGGGGTAATATAGTTGATGTTAAGGAAAAATAGATTATGAACGAATGTGCTTGGGTTTTTTATGAAGGAGACTACCGAACGGACTGCGGTTTTAATTGGTACGTCGATTGTATTTATGAGGACAATCCTCGAAATTTTATAAAATGTCCTGCGTGTGATAAACGGATAAAATGGAGTGAAAATGAAAACTAAATGGTTACCGATTGAAACTGCGCCGAAGGATGGTACTAGAATTATTTTAAAATTTACTGAGGGTGTAGATATAGGTAGTTATATAAAAATTGATATTTTGTATGCAACCGCTTTTGGTTGGATGTCTTCAGAAAAATATAAATCTGAACCAACACATTGGCTACCTATTCCAAAATTTGAAGAGTAATCATTAAAATGAAACTAACGCTATTCAACATCAAACAAGAATATCTCAATCTAGTATCAGAAATTGAAGATAACTATGGAGAGGTTACTGATGAACAAGCTCAACAGTTGCAAATAAATCAACATGATTTGAAAGAGAAGATACAGAATTATGATGAAATAATCTCTGCAAAAGAGAGCTTCAATCATAGAATTGATGAAGAGATAGATGAACTTAAGCGTAAGAAATATACCAATCAACAAGTAATAAATAGGCTCAAGTCAAACATGGTAGATTCTATTAAAGTATTCGGAACTGTGGATACGGGCACCTATAAGTTTACTGTAAGAAAATCAGTATTAGTTGATGTTTTCGATAAAAATTCTATCCCAGATAGATATCAAAAAATAGAAACAGTTAAAACTCCAGATAAACTATCTATTAAAAAAGCAATACAAAATGGCGAATTAGTTTCAGGATGTGAACTTGTTGAAAATTACCATTTAAAGAAGGATTAGAGGAGAAAAAAATGATCTGGATTGATCGAAACTTACATGAAGTAACAGACGAAGGCTTGTTAATAACAGACTATGGTTATATGCCTGAAGTTTATTCAACGGAAGAATGGGAGAATCAATATTCACTTCCGGCGGCCGCATTTAGAAATGATTAGGTGATATATGACTAAGTGGAATCACATTTCAAATAAAAAACCAGAAGAAGATCAAGAAGTTATATTGATTGCTGATCCTGAATATGAAGATGTTGATGTATGGTGCGGAGTATATAGAGGAGAAAAATTTTATGTATGCAGATTTAACGGGGAGCCAGAACAGGAATTGCAATCAAAAATTATTTGCTGGATTCCGCTTCCTGAATCACCATTTAATTAAAAAATAAAATTATTATGAAAAATAAAGAAAATAATTCTCCGTGTTTGTGGTCAAAATATGGAGATGATTTTTATTCAACTTCATGCGAACAATCACATGTTTTTTTTGATGGTAATTGTGAACAGAACATTTTCAAATTCTGCCCATATTGCGGCGGTCATATAGTTGAGGTTAATGATGAATAATGAAGAAATTTTACAAAATGCTTTTAATATTATAATGAGCTTTGAAAAAAGATTAATAAAATTAGAAAGTGGAATTTATGAAAATATTTTATATAAACACACAGACTCTTTACAATTATCAGTTAGGGCACAAAATTGTTTAAAATTATTAAATATTAAAACCATCGGCAATCTTATAGAAAAATCATATTCTGAATTATATGATATTCCAAATCTTGGGAAAACATCTATCAAAGAAATAGAAAAATCTCTCGGAAAACTAAATTTAAAACTTAGGAAAGACAATGAAAACTAAATGGTTACCGATTGAAACTGCGCCGAAGGATGGGACTGAAATTGTTTTAATATCAAAAACTTCCGACTCGCACTTAGTAGACTTATCTGCGAAATATTTTTTTCACGAATCCTTCATCGGAAGCTTTAGCTTTCATAGTAAAGAATGGATTGATCTGATTGGGCATATCCCAGAAGATAAACCAACGCACTGGATGCATATCCCAGAATTTGAAGACACAGAAGATGAAAAAAGTTCAGAAGAAGTCATAAAAAAATTTGTAGATGCGTATCATTCTCTTTTAGGATTTTAAAATGAAAAATAAACATCCACCAATTCCACCGCCGCTTAGAGATGATCCATGTCATAGCAAACATGACAAAACATTTGGGTTTGTTTTAATGACATTGGTAATTTTAATACCTATTCTAACATTTGTAGGGATTGCTATTATTTCTATATTTCCTTGTATTATAAATTAAAAAAATTTATATCATTATATGAAAATTAAAACTGTTGTAGAAGAATGGAGAGATGTTCTGGGGTTTGAGGGATATTATAAAGTATCAAATTTTGGAAAAGTTGCATCTTGTGATAGACAAAAAGAGAAAGGGGGAAGAAAAAGAAATGGAAGGATTCTTAAAACATGGTTAAGCAACGGTCAAGAATGTATTAAATTTTGTGTTTTTGGAGAAATAAAAAGTTTTTTGGTTTCTAGACTCGTCGCAGAAGCATTTATAAAATCCTTAAAAGAAGGAGAAATGGTTCTTCATTTAGATATGATAAAAAACAATAATAGATTTGATAACCTTGTTATTAAAAATAACATGTCTGAAGTAATGCCTGTTGTAAATTCATTTATATGCGACGGTTCAGAAATAATAGAAAGAAAAAATATGACCTCAGAAAAGGCTAGAGAATATTTATATTATAAAGATGGAGATTTATTTTTTAAAAAAAAGACAGCAATTACAATAAATATAGGAGATAAAGCTGGATTTATGGGGGATGGTCATTGGCGTATTTATCTTTGTGGACATTCATATATGAGAAATCAGATAATATATTTAATAATGACCGGTAAATTTAGTGATTTTGTTTTGACAAAAAATGGAAATAATCTTGATGGTAGAATAGAAAATCTATATGGATTAAGCGCAAGTGAATATGCAATACAACAAAATCGTATAAACAATATTATTAACCACACAATTTTATGAGATATTTATGGCTAATTTCGAACTGATAAAAGCTCAAATAATACCAATAGAAGGTGGATATGTTTTCGACGCAGATGACCCTGGGGGTGAAACTAAATACGGCATTAGCAAGCATAGCTATCCGGATTTAGACATTAAAAACCTCACACTAGATGAGGCGGCCGTGATATATAAGCGGGATTTTTGGGATGTGATGCGATTGGATGAAGTTAGCGATCAGAGTATAGCTGAAAGTATATTTTGGTTTGGTGTGAATTCGGGGACAAAAACATCGATACAGTATTTACAAAAATCTATGAACATTCTAGAGGACGCTGCAATACTACCTATAGATGGCATAATTGGGAAAATGACTTTAAGATGGGTTAATTATGAATATACTATATGCGATTATTGTGAGTCTAGTGATATTCCCCGCTACCAAACTTTATTGTTAGAGGCTCTAAAACTTGAGCAAATCCATTACTATGCAAACATAGCAAATAATAAACCAAGTCAACAAAAATTTTTACTTGGATGGATAAACCGAGTATTTAAAACATAGGATAATTTTATGAACTTCGGAATCAATCAATTATTCGAAAAAACACCAAAAGCCATGGTCGTTATAGGACATTTTTTGCTAGTTACTGCAGCATCTGCTGCATCTCTATCTACAATATATCCATCAATATCTAACACCATTACTATAGCATCTGTTGTAGGAACTCTTTTAACATCCTTATTTGGAGAGAAAAAAATTTCCGAAAATTTAAAAAAATAATTTCAATTCTTAATATTTCCTTAATAATTTATTGATATGATGTGTTTCCCATCAATAACAATAAATAAATTACGAGGATAAAATCATGATTAAGAAAGCATTTTATTTTTTAATATCTCTTGCAGGTATAGTTTCTTCACCTTCCGCAGTTATAGCTCAAACAATTACTCATTCTCCAACGAGAACACCTACTCCTGAACCAACAATGGGACCAGATCCTGATTATCCAATTGCATATTGTCCACCTACATTTAAATGTCCAGAAAATATCACAGATCCTAATAAAGAATGTGAAATGGATAGGCCAGATGGTTTGGTTCATTCAACTTTATTTGTTGATAAAATTAACAATGGTCATATACCTCCTCAATACATGCCCGGGAAATATGATTTTATTGGAGCAACATCTTTTCAACAACCAGATCCAAGATATCCAAATAGGATAATGGCAAGATGTAATTATCAATACAGTCTTGATAACAATCCGAGGTCATCAGAAAAGGCGAATATAGGTGTAGAACCAACACAGCATCGATGGTTTGCTAATTTCTTTGATCCTAAAAACAAATGGTCAAAACAAGATTATGATTTTGGGAAACGATGTGAAGTTACGGATGTTTCTCCAGAGGAAAAATCAGAAGAGTGTCCGTTTTTTGTTCTGAAATAATGTTTTAATTAGGATTAAAATATGTGTGATTTTTTTTTAGTAATATGCGCAATTATTCTTCTTCTTGTAACTATTTTTTATGCGGTATTATGCGCATTTAATAATCCTGTTGAAACGATATATTCAGAAAAAAAATCGTACATTTGCAAACAAATTATTTAATCCTAATAAATTCCCTTTACTAATAAAAGTTTTTAGTAAAGGGAATCTTATTTTATTTATTTAAGAAATTGCATTAAGTAATTTATTTAAATCGAGCGGCTTCTCAATAAATGAATACGCCCTAAATTTAAAACATGCTACTTTCATATATTCTTCATGATATGACGTTAGAACTATTACTTTTCTCATATCATCTTCTTTAATATTCATAATTTTTAGAACATCAATTCCACTAATATCAGGTAATCCAAGATCAAGAAATATGAAATCAAAATGATTGTTTTTTATTAAATATAGCGCATTCTTTCCTGTTCTAGCTGTGACAATATCTAAATAAAAATACAATTGATTTATTACTAAAGAACTATATTTTAAACATATTTTATCGTCATCTATCAATAATACTTTTTTATTTATTGGTTTCCTATATTTCAAAAAACTTTTTAACAACATCGCTAACCCCATGGAAGACTTCATTAAACATTAAAGCTGAACCTATACTTAATGCAATAAAGGTTATATATGCAACTTTTGCAGATGCCGAAATTAAAGCTGATTGCTTTATAATAACTTTTTCCATTTGATCTACTCTCAAATGTAATTTTGATACGCAAGTAGATAAATTTTCAACAGTTGAATTAAAGTTTTTTAAAGAATCTCCTATGCTTTTTTGAGATACAAAAAGTTCAGTGAATTTTTCATATATATTATACTGGAAATCATCATTTTTTTTTGACATTTTATTTGCCCAAATATTTCATTTGAAACTTAAATACAATGCTAGCAAGAGTATTTTTTCCTGCGCCGGAAAATCCGCAGAATATTTCATAATAATCACTGGCAGAAGATGCGAAATCCTCAACATAATTTGGAGGAACTGTATCACCTGTATTTGCTATAGCTGAAGTTTCTGCTATAGGAGAACCATTTTTATATAAAAAAACTGTCCCAATTCCAGAGCCTACGCCAGAAAATCCTATATTTGCATTAAATGAAAAATATCCTATTTTGCCGACAATAAATCTATGATTTATGGGGTCAAATATCCCATTTGTATCATATATCGGAGTGTCGTAATTTATTTTTGTTGGGCCTGCTCCAATACTTTGAGAAACACTTGACCATACAGATGCTCCATAGAAGTTTCCCGAATTGGTTGGATTAGTTAAAACCCAAACTGAACCATTAAAAATAAAATCATATATTCCTGTATTTATTATTTCTCCGCCAGAAAGTGGTATTAATCCGGTTGGCCCAACTATATTTATAGCGATTGGTCCGCTACCGTTTCCTATATTAAGAGTTGTCGCATTTGTATTCGTTGAATTCGCAATGATTTTTATTTGTGTTCCTATCGTCAATGTGGACAAATAAGAATCATTAGGAGTAACTTGTAAAGAATTTGGTATCCCTGTTGAAGTATATACAATGAATTCTCCAGATCTTAATGTTTGTGGATTCAATGTATCTACTACCCATTTAGTTTGATCTGTTGGAAGAGATGTATTTAAATCAACTAAAGAAACATAAGGCCGCAATCCATTGATTCCATCATCATATAAGGCCTTTGCATATTTGTCATAAGACCATGGACTTCCCAGATTATCTGAAGTTGTTATAAAGTTAGGAACACCAGATATTTGATATTGTTTTAATGCGTTTGTTGCATCTAATAAAACTTGATTAGTCTCAAGTCTTGGAACTTCAAGCGCGGTAGGATCAATTGTAGGATCTAATTCATACTTCACAGTGAATCCTTGAGGATAACTTACTGCCCCAGACGGTTGTATAGTGTCAGGAATAGTAGCAACATCACCAACATTTGCAAAAGGATATACGAAAAATTTATTTGTAATAGGCATTTTTATTGTTTTCCTATGAATTGACCGCGCGTAAAATTCAAATGATTTGGATTAAATCCAAAATATTCTAAATCCGAATTTATATAGTTTATTAAAACTCCTGCACCTCTTGGTATCAAATCAAATACTTTTATCCAGTGAAGTAAAATTTGATTTATATTTCCACCACAAACAAATGTAATAGACATATCTAATCCATCTAGCATATAAGCTATAATTCCCATAGGATTAAACACAAATCTCAAAAAATTATTTATTTCTGGTATTGCACATCTTGATACTAATTTAAAATACCTTAATTTCAATAAAATTCTTTCTTCTTCAACAGTTAATCCTAATCCAGTACCTTGTATGAAATTTCCTCTTACAAAATTAACGTGATTATCTAAAAAATTAAATCCAAAAACATTTTTTATATTATTGTCTTGATTAAAATATAATGGTAATCCTAATATTATTGACCATACTTTCAATCCAAATTCATCAGCAGTCTGTAGATTAAAAACATTGTTATACCAATCATTCCAAAATTGAGTTTGATTGTCATTATACCAAAGCTGTTTATCATTCAATAAAGCTTGTAAATGTTCTGCTTCATTATATTGCCATAAAATAGCCTGCAATAAATTAGTAGAAAAATCAAATTGTTGAATGTTCATTATAAGATAACTACCGTGATTGATGAATCTCCCGCTATAATTGCTTGCTGCCATACAGCTATTGGAATTTCAGCAGTATCATAATTGATTAAAGATGCTAATGTTGTTTCAACTTTTACAACTTCGATTGTTGGTATTTGTATTTTCACTGCACCACCTATTTGAAAAGCTGATACTGTAGTTCCAACAGTTAAACCCAAATCGTACGGTAAAAATCCTCTGGCATAATCCAATACAGCTTGTCTTACTGCTGTTGTTATGTCGATTGGGGTATTATTGGGTCTTACTGTTACTTTAACCAATATTTGCAATTGATCTGGTCTGTCAAATGATACTGGATATATAACACCATATGGGCCCTCAATATTAACAGTTACTGGACTTGATGAAGCGCTATTTGTATATCCTGCACCACCACTTTTTTTATTAAATATTGTTGTGGCAACATCTAAATCAGTTCCACCCGCGACACTAAAATAAAATGAATGCGGCTGCATAGTTACACCTTCGACTATAACAACAGAAGCAGTAGGATTTTCTAATGCTCTTAAACTAGTAACACTTTGGATATCATATAATCCGGATGAAATTGCTTCCAGTGATGCACTTCCTTGCAATGCCAAAGTATTATTTCTTCTTTTTCTTGCTAAATCATCCGATTCTGTTTCAACTCCTAAAATTCCATCATTTGGATTTGTTGCTGTTTCTAACCCTAAAACACCCCTGTAGATAGTGCTAACATTTCCAGCTAATGCAGGAATTGGGCCGCCCTGCTGTGCTATAAAATAAGCTTGTCCGAGTCCAAAATCGTCTAAATTTATTGATGAAAATATCTGAAATATGTCTCCATCCGTGTTTGTCAATAATACGTCTGAGGGTATAAGTGTGTTTTGCACACCCGTCAAATTAACAAGTACAGTTGTAAATGTTTGTACTAATCTTTCACCACCCAACAAAGCCCAAATAGCATCTAAGAATATACCACCCGCATAATTTGGGTTTATTTGATTAGCTAATGCAGCATTATTTCTTGCGATACTTATTCTAGATTCTGTTTCAGCAGTAATCAAAACACCTTGTGGTGTATCTGGTGTTACTGCTAAAGTTTGGTCATTAAAACCATCTTTGTACTCTTGCTGTACTTCAAATAGTATCTGATCGGTATCTGGAACTATAATACCGTTCAATGTTAAATATTCATATATTGCCATTTATAACACCATTGCCGTAAATTGTGGATATAGTTGCGGTATAATTTAATATATCATCTGTTCTTGTCGTATTTATATCAAGTACCGCTGTCACATCTGGAACAGCGCTTAAGGTACTTCTCAATGCAGCTTCGAATTGTGGAATGTTTGGCTGTCCCACCCAGACAACTTGAAAATTAGGCATACCAGAATCATTTGCAAATATCATTTCTCCCAATTGCGCCTTTGTTGCAGTTGAACAATTTTGAACAGCAGCAGAAAGTGCTGAAAAAATAGCTATATTTCCCGTATCATCTAAAAACAAATCGTTATTTTCATTCAATCCCAATGTTATTGTCATTTTTAAGGCACGCTGGGCGTTATAGTTCCGCTTGCATTTATATTTCCCACAACTCTAAATAATGGAGTGGTGATCAATGCTCCTGCGGTTGCTATTACATTAAAATTTTCAGAATCAATCTCAACCGTTGGTGCTTTTATTTTTATCTTATCTGATCCAAGTGATATTTTTATTGTTCCATCAAGATTCTGGAGAACCATATTTTCTGAATCTTCAGAATCTATCGTATAGCCTTTCATGACATCTGGTATAAAAACACCATCTGAAAAACTCTTTTTTCTGTAAGTATTCGGCCTGGATTGATTATATGATTGTAGAAATATTGATATGTCCCTATCATTAGCCTTAATCCATCCCAAATCACCTGTGTTTAAATTGAAATTTAATACAAATCCACCGCCGCCCAATTGCAATACAGGGATACTTGCGACTTGACCTCTTTGTATTTGAGTTCCATTTGTATCAATCTGTAATATTAAGTGCTGTACTTGCACACGATTGGGATCATTTCTGTCAAATGCAATGACCTGTGCGGGCAACATATCATCTATGCCCTGCATGGATTTATTCAATACATGTCTCAATAACCCAGTTATTGAATCTAAATCAGCTGGATTTAAAGATGGATTAGCATTTTGTGCCATTTTTTACCTTCTTGTTGCTTCTGCTATATAATAAAATGGTGTATCGCGACTGGATATTTCAAAATTTAATTTATAAATAACATAATCACCATTAACCGCTGGATATATTTTGCTATTTATTCTAATAGAACCGCCTAGCTTTGTTCTATTGTCCAGCATAAATTTTACTTTAACGCCTTGCTCTGTTAATTCTGGAATTCCAACCATTCCAGTATCCGCGCTCAATATTGTTAATGTGTTCGTTAAAGGTTGATTCCTATTTTTTACAACTAAAACATCATCATCCAAGTAAGCATCTATATTCCCCATTTCTCCTATTTTATCAATTTGCTTTATAGAAGAACCGGAATGACTATAGTTACTAATATTTATATCAGTTGCCTGAAAATTTAATCCTGTTCCTAAATCTCTAGATACTTCTGTCGCGATATCAGATAACTTTGCTTGTGATGACTGATTTGTAGAAATTATATTTCCACCTAAAAAATATCCAGTCATACATTTTAATGTTAAAGTTATATCAGGTGGTTGCGATGGACTAGAATTTGTTATATTTCCTGAGAAAATAATACTAGCGCCATACGATTCCCTGCCCGCATACAATATCAATTTCTTGGGAGTTCTATTTAAATTGAAAGGTGATGTTTCAGTTAAAATAAAATCCCTAGTTTCTTTATTTAAATTTGATATCTTTAATTCACATGTATTCTGGTTTGCATTTGCATATTTAGTTCCAGATGCAATTATATTCAAACCCTCATAAGTTTTTATTTGACCATTAACTTCTATACCTACCTTTACAATTCTATTGTCAAATGCTTGCACGTATTTGCTCCAATTCTAATGCGGAGGCGTATATTAAATTCTGAGTTTTTCCAAATTCCGTATAATATGGTAAATCTTCGTTTGATGTTAAAATTACAAAATTTCCAGTCTCTAGATACCTATAAGGAACCATTAGAGTATTTGCAACTATTCTGATTCCAATTAATATGGTGACATTGTTTTTAACCATATCAAAACTCATACAACCGTTTGTTTCTTTTATTGTTATATCATAAAAATCATCATCTAGCCTGATTGATAATTTTTGATTAGGAATATCATCTAATGAGATTTCTATCATAATTAAGAATCTCTATTTTTTACAACAGCATCATATCTTCTTACGAGAGTAGAACTTCCGTCTTTTATTGGTTGAGGTTGTTGTGTTCCTTTATCAACGGTACTTTTATTTCTTTTGTTTTTTGGTGCTAATGAAAATTGAGGTGTAACAGACTGTACCTGTCTCAATTTCAAAACCATTGCAACAGAATTATAAATTTCTGAACCCTCATCATGAGAGGGATCATAAATAATCATGTTGTTATATGTCCCTGCAAATGTCTGAATATTCAATAATTCTCTATTTTGATATATCTGTATGATAGAGTTGTATGTATCCCTATAATCCAATCCAAATAAAATAAGAGTTAATTCAACTTCAATCGGTAAAAATACCGTATAGTCAGATATAGTGCTACCATCCTCTACAGGATGATCCATAACCTTTGATTCATTTTTTACATGTAATTTTATTGTTCTCGCTTTCTTAGCTACTTGATTAAAATTTTCATCATATATACCAACAACATCAACGGCATACGTAGGGAAATATGCTGTACCCAATGTTTGAAAGGTATCGATTGCAGTAGCCACTATGCCAACACTCCATCGGTATAACTTCCGAAAGCCTGCTCAACTTCTTGTTTCATTGATTTTCCAAACTGTTTCGCAATATCATCCGGATCAGTAGCCTGTGTTTCTATAGTTATATTTCCAGTAGTAAAATTTATATTTTTGTTTGATGATGTGGTATTTCCAAATCCGCCAGAAAATCCGGAAGTTATTGGATAACTGTTTATTGCATCAAGAGTATTTTTACCTGCAAGTAAATTACTTTTTGATCCAAATTCATGGTTTACAGTAGCTTTTAAATCACTATTCCTATTTCCAAAAACAGATGTAACTTTTTTATATAGAGATGACATTTTTTCTATGACATACTCTATGTATTCTATAGCATATTTTATTTCATCTATTAAAAATTTTCCCAAAGAAGATAAAACCTCATTAACTACATCGCCTGTCACATACAGGCCGTCCATAAATCTTTTCCAAGAATCTCCTAACGATAAAACTGTGTCGTGTATCACAGGAGCTTGTTTAACTAGCCTGCCATACATTGAATCAAAACCTTCATTGAAAGCACGTATATCATCATAAGCTAAAGCAAAAACCGTTGATATCAATGCAGCTATAGCTATAAGTCCATACAATGGAGCGTTTAAAGCTATAGATGCCGCTGCCGCACTTATTAGAGGAGGCAATAAAAATACAGTAATAGCTCCCCCTATGGCTATCATTGCGCCTTCTATAAATCCTTTATTGTCCTTTATGAACTTACCAGCATCTTCAAATTTTCTAGCTACCCATGACAACGCTGGCAAAATAAATGAATTTATACTTTCAGAAACGCCAGAAAATGCACGCTTAGTATCAAATAATTGTTCTTTAAATTTACGTACAATTTCTGTGTCTTTAGCGGTTATGGTATTATATTCTTTTTGCTTGTTAATCAATTCATTTACTGATCTTTTTCCCTTTTGCAACAACAAAATAGTAGATTCATCAAGACCTAATTTACGTCCCAATTGATAAGACTTTGAATTGCTCAACTTTTCAAATGTAGAAGATAATTTCAATAATTCTTCAGTTGCAGACTCACTTCCCCTGCCCATCATGTTGAGCCTAGTATTTGTGAGATATAAAGATTGTTGAAAGGCTTGCGCGTTGCCACCCAATCTTTCTACTGCATTACCCCAAGCATCCAAATCCTTAACACTAACATTTAAAGCGCGAGATGTTTTATCAAGTTGATCTACATAAGCTACAGATGCTTTTAGTGAAGAAACTAACGCACCAACAGACAAAAAAGCCGCAGCCGCACCAGCTAATTTTCCGATAGTTTTTCCAAGAGATGACCCTAACTTATTACTAAGTTGTTCAGATGTCGTCAAAGATTTATTTAACTTATCAGTATCATCTTTGGTTTTTTTAGCATCACTTGTAAATAATATATTGAATACTTCTAGTAACATTATTTATTACCTTGTTTCCTTGCATGTTCATGAGCAAGGTATTCGTTATACTTTGGTATTGCTATCGTCTCGAACAAATCAAGCGCATCTTCTAATGTGTAGATGGTTCTGAGTTCGTTGAGGGTTGCTCTTCTTTCTGCAACAATTGCCCCAATGAGTCCGTCAACATTTTTGTAATCAACGGAGGCACTTTCAGGGCGACATCTTCCAAGAAAGTCGAGACTCGCCCGTTCTGAAAAAAAGAGCAATTGTACTCGATCATCGCTGCTTCTATTCTAACAAGCGCTTCCCACGGAGATTTCAAACCATTTAACTGCGAGTTAATTAAATCTTTTGTCAATAGAACTTGATTTGTTCCCGCGTCTGTTTTAATTGCGACATAGTTCATCAACTTGAGCATCATTTCTTCGCTTAACTTATAGCTACCAATTTTTGGAATGTTCGAATTTAAATAATTGCAAACAATCTCACGACCGCCAACAGCATCAAACTTTGATATGTAAAAAGTCTTATCCTGAATAATAATTTCAGATGGTTCTAATAATTGCTCAAAACTTTTCATATTAACTCCAAGTTAAATTTTCAAATGCGAAAATATATGTCTTTGTTTTCAATCTTCCAGCACTTGCAACTGAATTCCCTGGCATACCATCAGTTAACTTGCCCTGTGATAAGGTTATTTTTTTACCGTTGGGATATATACCACTTATAGTGATAATGTCTTGAACAGATGCTTTACCCCTTCCTACTCTATTGTTCTCAAATAAAATAGACATATTCACATCGTCTTCAGAATTTGGAACTAAACTTAAAGTCAAAGGTATTGGATTTGCTGTTGACCATGTTAGTAAATCACCATTTAATCCCATAGCTGCTTCAGCAATTTTTATAGATGCAAAATCAAATGGATCGGCATCATCAGCAAATTGTGTCAATGATAGACCGAAGGGAAAAGTCGATGTTGCGACTAGTTGGACTATAAGTCCGTAACCTGAAATATCGTTTGGCATGTTTTTATCCTAATATAATTAAATTAAAATGTCCGAACCTTGGATTGTTCTAACAACATCGTCTTTGCTGTAAACAAATGTGTATCTGATTTCGTACTCAGTTGTACTGCTAGGAGTAATAACAGCAATAATATCAGCACCCACCCAATACCCAATATTTTGAACTTGTTGCCAGGCATTAGGATCACCAGTAATGCTTCCAATATATAATTGTTGTGTAATATTTAATGGTTTACCCACGCTAATAGTTCCATTAGATAATGCAAGATTCACTACACTTTGCAGTATGGCTAATACTTGAGATAATCCTTGGTTATTTGCAGAAACCTTGGGCAATGCTAGTAATAAATTCATTAACGCAGAACCTGCGGCAGATTTGAACCATTGTTCGTTTGCGAAAGTATTTGTGTCTTGTGGTGATGTAGTTGTTCCCGTCAATACACCACGCTGATAGAATGCAATTAAAGAACCTGCACGTTGTGTCACACCCCAATAATTAATCCTTAAAGCATCTAATGCATTTGATGTAG